TAACAAAACTATTTAAGGCATTTACCATTTCTGATGGTGATTCATCAAACGTAGAAGTTAAAGTTTCTATTTTGAATATCTCTTTCAATAATCTTACTTTTGATGTTGGTGTACGTAGTTATTCAGACACTGACTCAAACCCAGTTTATTTAGAAAGATTTGTTGGTTGTACTATGGACCCAGCATCCAACTCTTATGTTGGTAAACAAATTGGTAGTACTAACGGTGAATACGCTCTTCTTTCTAAATACATTATGTTAGAACTTAACGAAGAAGCACCTATCACATCGTTACCATGTGGATTTGAAGGATATCACTTTAGATTATATAATAGTGTTACAAGTCCTTTCCCAACATATAAAACGGCTTACAATTACCCTAATGAAATTATTGCTAACCCTCCGTTTGGAGCCGCCTTTGGTGGTGACAATGCGGTGTTTAGTTCAGGTGACAAAATTAGACAAACTTTCTTAGGATTCTCTACGGCATTTTCTTACGGTTGGGACCCTGATTATTTTGCATATAAAGGTATGAAAAATCCGGCAACTTTATGTCCTGGTACTGCAGAAGCGGAACCTTGGAATTATTTATCAAAAGGTTTCCACATGGATTCAGGAGCAACAGTTGTAACAATACCTGCAATTTATTCAACTTCAGGTACATCTATGTTTGATGTTGGTGCGGCTTCATTTCAATCTGACCCAACAAATCCAAACGACCCATACTATACAATTCAATCACGTAAATTTACTTTCTTAGTACAAGGTGGATTTGATGGATGGGACATTTACACAAGAAAGAGAACAAACACTGATAGATTTATTATCGGTGGTTCAGGATGGGCTAATGGAGCGTGTGATATCTTAGGTAGATATCCTTCGGCTTCTGAAACAGGAATGTTCAAAAATATTGTAATTGAACAAGACGTAACTAACTGGTCAACAACTGACTATTACGCTTACTTGTTAGGTATTTACACATTTAACAATCCTGAATCTGTAAACATTAACGTTCTCGTAACACCGGGTATTGATTATTTTAACAACTCTAATTTAGTTGAATCGGCAATTAGTATGGTTCAAGAAGATAGAGCGGATTCTTTATATATTTGTACAACTCCTGACGTAGATGTTAATTTACCAGTAGTAACTGTTGATGATATTATTTATCCAACACAAGCTGTTGATAATTTGGACCAAACAGGTATTGATTCAAACTACACCGCAACTTACTATCCTTGGATTTTAGTTAGAGATACAGTTAACAATACTCAAATTTATATTCCACCAACAGGTGAAGTAACAAGAAACTTGGCATTAACTGACAACATAGCATTCCCTTGGTTCGCATCTGCGGGTTATACTAGAGGTTTGGTTAACTCTATTAAGGCAAGATTGAAACTAACCCAACCACAAAGAGATACTTTGTATGAAGGTAGAATTAACCCAATTGCAACTTTCGCAGATGTTGGAACAGTAATTTGGGGTAACAAAACACTTCAGGTTAAACAATCCGCTCTTGATAGAATCAACGTAAGAAGATTGTTGTTACAAACTCGTAAGTTGATTTCAGCGGTGGCTGCAAGATTGTTGTTTGAACAAAACGATGAGAAGGTAAGACAAGATTTCTTGAATTCTGTGAATCCTATCTTAGACGCAATTAGAAGAGACAGAGGTTTATACGATTTCCGTGTAACAGTTTCTTCAGACCCTGCGGACTTGGATAGAAACCAATTGGTCGGTAAAATTTACTTGAAACCAACTAAATCATTAGAATTCATTGATATTGAATTCTTGATTACTCCAACAGGGGCATCATTTGAAGATATCTAATAAAAAATATGGGACTGGGAAACCAGTCCCTTTTAGCCGTAAAAAATATAAATGGAAAAATTAAGAGTAGTTGAAGGGTTTACCGAACATGGAACACCTAGTTTAAAGTACTATGCCTTTGATTGGGATGACAATATTATGGTAATGCCGACCAAGATAATGGTTCTTGATGAAAATGGAAATGAAGTCGGAATGAGTACTGAAGACTTTGCTGAATATAGAACACAACTTGGTAAAGACCCATTTGAATATAAAGGACATACTATTGTTGGTATGGACCCAACCACCGCCTTCAGAAATTTTAGAACAGACGGAGACGAACAATTTAAAGTGGATGTGTTTAAAGCCAAAAAAGGTCCGGTGTGGAATGACTTTGTGGAAGCAATAAATAACGGTTCAATATTTTCAATCATAACAGCAAGGGGTCACTCTCCTCAAACATTAAGGGATGCGGTTTATAACATGATTGTGATGAATTTTGACGGTATAGATAGAAAACAACTCGTTAAAAATCTAAAAAAATACCGAACCTTTATGGATATGGACAACAAAAGTGACAAACAATTAATAAATGATTATTTGGACATGTGTAAGTTTTACCCTGTAAGTTATGGAGCAAGTGTTGAGGCAAATCCTGAAGAGGCAAAAGTTGATGCAATGAAAGAATTTGTAACTTATGTAAAACAATTATCAGAAGAGCTTAATCAAAGAGCCAAAATTAAAAACCTAGTAATGAATAGATTTTTACCTACTATAGGATTTTCAGATGATGATTTAAGAAATGTTGAATTAATGAAGAAGAAGTTTGAACAAGAACCAGATAATATTTTACAAACATATCTTACTAAAGGAGGTATTAAGAAGAAATATTAAATTCTAGTCTGGTCTAGTAGAACTATAAAAATATAAAAATAAAAGTAAAGAGAAAAAATTTACTTGGTAGTATTTATAGATACACATAAAATAAAAAATAAAATAAGAAAAAAAATATACTATGGCTGATTTACTCATGAAAATGCCGGTTCCCTATGAACCAAAAAGAGCAAACCGATTTATTTTAAGATTTGATAGTACATTGGGTTTGAACGAATGGTTTGTTGAATCGACTGGAAGACCATCAATTGACATAAAAGGTGTTGAAATACCATTTTTAAACACATCAACTTTCGTATCAGGTAGATTTACTTGGGGAACTATGACGGTTAAATTCCGTGACCCAATCGGTCCATCGGCAACACAAGCCATTATGGAATGGGTTCGTTTACATGCGGAATCTGTTACAGGTCGTATGGGTTATGCCGCAGGTTACAAAAAGAATGTTGACCTTGAAATGTTGGACCCAACAGGTGTTGTTGTTGAAAAATGGATACTTGAAGGAACACTTATTACCAAAGTGGCTTGGGGTAACGTTGCATACAGTGATGATAAATTAGCTGATTTTGACGTAACTTTACAACCTGACCGTTGTATTTTAGTTTACTAATATTATATTTCACATATTTTGTTGATTTAATAATCAACCTAAGTATATTTAAACACAGGGACTAACCCCTGTGTTTTTTTATGGATGAAAATTTAGTTAAATATGGTCAAGAAAATTTTTCTTTACCACACGATGTAATTACATTACCTACTGGTGGTAGGTTTTATAAATCAAAGAAAAAATCTGTTAAGGTCGGTTATTTAACCGCCGCCGATGAAAATTTGTTAATGAGTAACTCTGCGGACATTGTTACCCAATTGATTAGGTCTAAATTATATGAACCTGATTTAAAGTCTGATGAGTTAATGCAAGGAGACATTGAGGCTATTCTTATTTTTTTACGAAACACTGCGTTTGGTCCTGAATATAAAATAAATTTAGTTGACCCTGATACGGGAGATAAATTTGAAACTACAATTCTTTTGGATGAACTTAACATTAAGAAACCCGAAGTTGAACCTGATGACAATGGTTATTACTCAACAGTTTTACCTAAATCAGAAGTTCCTGTTAAATTAAAACCGTTGTCAACAAAAGAATTAAATGAAATTAATGACTTAGCAAAAACATATCCAAATGGTAGAATTGCTCCAAGAATTACGTGGTTGTTACAAAAACAAATTGTTGAAGTTAACGGAATTAAAGACCAAGGTGAAATTAATAAGTTTATTACTTCAATGCCAATATTAGACTCTAAATACGTTAGAGAATTTTTAGACAAAAATGAACCAAGATTAGACTTGGTTAAAACTGTTTTTACCCCGTCAGGAAAAAAAATTGATGTAGCTATCAATTTCGGGGTTGAGTTTTTTCGGGTTTTCTTCTAATTACAGAGCCGACCTACTCAATGAATTTTATGTAATGTCAAGACACATGACGATTACATATTTAGATTTTAATAATATGCCAACATATGTAAGAAGGTTTTTATTAGATAAATTGGTAGATGAATTTACCAAAAAAGAATAAATAACCTATTTATAAAATATGGCGGACGAAACAAAACCTGGAATTGATGATGCTCTTAATGAGATACCAAAAGGTCTCAGTAAAACCTTTGATGCATTTCGTAAGGTTGCTGCAGAACTTAAAGGTGATATTAGTAATTTATTTTTTGGACTTGATGAAAAGGCTAGTGAGGTAGTAGGTGTTTTAGGTCAATCAAGAAATTATGCCGAAGGTATAAGACAAAGTTTAGCCGATGCTGTTCCTGAATTAGCATCGATTGCTAAAGATGGTAAAGATTTTGAGGCGGCGTTAGAAGCTGCGGCGAATGCTCAAAAAGAAATTACAAAATCTTTACAGACAAATGTATTACTTACTTCACGACAAATGATTGATATCGCCACAGTAAGTCAGGCGTATAGTATTTCAAGTCAAGAATTAGGTGAGTTTGTTGAGAGATTCGCAACTGCGGGTCAATCAATTAATAACTTTCCAAGTGTGTTAGAAAAATCCGCAAACTATGCTCGTTCTATGGGAGTGAATGTAGATGCAACTATGGATTATATCAGAAAAAATTTGGATGATATAAATAAGTTTGGATTTAAAGATGGTGTTGAAGGATTAGGTAGAATGTCGGCTCGTATGGCGGCCATGAGAATTGACATGAATGCAGTTTATACTTTTGCGGATAAAGTATTTGACCCGGAAAATGCTATCAGTATGGTTGCCGGATTTCAAAGAATGGGTGTTGCGGTAGGTGATTTAGCTGACCCATTTAGATTGATGTATTTGGCAAGTGAGGATGTTGAAGAGTTGGAGAAACAAATAGGTAAAGCGGTTGAAAAATTCTCAACATTTGACGAAAAAAGTAAATCATTCAAAATAGCTCCAAGTGCAAAAAGAGATTTAAGGGAATTGGAACAACAGATGGGAATTAGTTATGACGATTTAGTTAAATTCTCACAACAAGCCGAACGACTTAGAATTGTTGGACGAGACCTCAATATTGGTGGTGTTGATGAAGAAACTAAACAATTTTTGGCTAACGTTGCTCAATATGATGAAAAGAAAGGTGGTTTTGCGGTTAAACTTAACATGGAAGGTGAAACTAAGTTAGTTAGTCAAATTAACAAAGATGATATTGCATCAATAAGAGAGGCCAATAAAGAACTTTCACCTAAAGAAATCGCAAGGGCTAGTTTAACTGCGGTTGAGAGCATTAGAAATGATGTTAGAGCGATAAGAGCATCTGTTTTGATACCAACCGCCGGTTCAAGAACTTTATCTTCTCTTGCTGAGGCCTTAAGAGGAGGTGCCGCTGGTGCTAGAGAAGGTATTTTAGAAAGAGACGGTAAAACCGCTGCTCAAAGAAGAGCCGATGCCGATGCGGGTATGGGTGGAGTTACCTCAAGTATTGAAAAATTTTTTAAAGGAACGGGTGACCTTAGTGATGTGTTAAGTGGGATTAAAAAGGTTTTACCTGATGTAACTAAAGTTTTTAGTGATACGGTAAAAAGTATTAAAGATATACCAAATACATCTGGATTTAAAAATGAAATAATGCCGGATAATAACCTAAAGGGTTTAGGTGAATCAATTAAAAGTGGTTTTGATTCTTCTATGGATAGACTTATAGATGTTTTAGGGATTCAATCTCCCGCAGGTGGGTTAGCACAAAATATGACAGTTAATAATAATGTTACTGTACAACCTGTAAAAGTTGATGTTAATGGAGATATTAATTTAAAAGGGGCTAACGGAGAAAAAATCGCCATGGAAACTAATCGTGAATTAGGAAAATTTGTGGAAAATATTGTTAAAACTGAATTGGAAAAATATTATAGTCAAAATAAACAAATGACTTCTGTGCCTGCAATGGTTAGGACTGCATAAAAAAACTTGTTGTAATCTATTTATATACAACATATGGCAGAAAGTCCGTTATCATATATTTCAACCTACTTCTTAAGAGAAACTTTATTAGGTAGGAACTTAGCACCATATTCAGTTCCTGGTGTTTTTTCACCTCGTAACGACAGAGCTGCGGGTGATTTATTTTTAAGGAATTTTTCTGTACGTAATAGTCCTGACCCACTAGAAAATGAACCATTTTTAACAAACGCCTACAAAGTAAATGAATTTGGACCAAACGGTGGATATGATAAAGATATTTCATTTATTACCGATACGGCACCCGTTGCACCAAATGTTGGACCTTACGGACCCGTCCCACCATTTACAGAAGCCCTTTTATTATATTCAAAAACTTACTTAAAAAACCAATACATTAAAAATAAGTTTGTCCCTTTAAATGCTGGGTCAAATGTATACTCAGTAACCGACCAAACCATTTTAACCCCCGGCGCTAACTATCAACCATATTGGGCACCACAAAGTTTTGTTCCGTCTCTTTATACTCCATATAATGTTTTATTACAGAGAGACCCTGTAGGTGATACTGGATTATTATCTGAAGACTCTTATATGATGCAATTGGCGGCTCAAAGTCTTAAAGAAAATTTACAATATAGAGTAGACCAAAATATTGCTAACCAAACTTTAGGAAGAGTGAATATTTTAAATGGTTTAAAAGACCCATTTAATTTAGCCCAAATTTTAGCAGGTAAACGACCTGTTGTTGCTCGTGATTGGAAAATTACTGTGGGTGGTGGTCTCTTAGGTAACGCTGCTGACCTACTTCAAAGATTTACAGGAACTCTTATACCTGTTTCACCAATACCTGGTGACTACTTTGATGAGGACATGGAACAACAAAACTACGGAACTGCGTTCTCACAATTAACCGCATTTAGAGATGGTTTTGTTGGTAAGTTATTGGGTAGAAAAACTGATAGAGGTAAAACTCCGTCAGAATTATTTTTAGAATATACAGGTTCAGGTCAGAAGTCACAACTTCAATCAAACATTGACATGAACAAATACAGACCAAATTACCAAATAACTAAAGGTGGTAATTTGTTCAGTAGAATTGTTGGCGCAATTACATCAATATTTGACACACAAGCCGGTTCAGGAAATTATTATGTTGGAGGAACTGACTCTGACCCATCAACAATAACATCACCTCCTGGTCAAATTCCGTTAAATGAAACAGGTAAAGAAATTAATGCACCTGTTTATGGTAATGACTTATTGGCTAAGATGTACGAAGGTGAAGATAAAGACTTTAGATTTGGATTGGCGGGTAAATCGTATGAAAATGCTGGCGGAATACAAGGTGGTTTTACTTGGGTCTCACCAAAATATAAAAAAGATGCGGGTAACTATGTTGGACCTGGTGGTAGAGTTTACGACCCCAACCCAGCATACCCTCAGATTGCCAATACATTAACCACAACAGAATCAACTAACTACGAGTTTACACCTGGTTCAATTCTTTATAACACTCAAAAACTTATTGATTCTATACCACAAGGACAGGCTCGTTTCTCACATGTTGGAAATGCGATTGACCAAACCGCAAAAGTGTTCAATGATGGGTATAGAGAGATGACAAAAGGTTCTCAAGTTATTGCCTATGTTGGTGAAAATGGTATTGAGGTTGGTAGAGAATACTGTAGAGTTTTTACTAAAGATAGTCCATATTATACTTTTGGTGATTTACAAAAATCGGAAGGTATTACAAATTATGGAAGAAAATTTGCCGATTCAGTGTTGGATAACACTTTTAATTTAAACATTGCTCCTTATAAGAATCCAAACTCAACAAACATTATTCCTGACAATAATAATGGTCTTGGTGGATATGCTCGTAAGTACATGTTCTCTATTGAGAACTTGGCTTGGAGAACAAGTGCAAGACCTGGTTATACTGTAAGTGATTTACCTGTTTGTGAAAGAGGACCTAATGGTGGTAGAGTAATGTGGTTTGCACCATACGACTTAAGATTTGACGAACAATCAACCCCCAACTTCAAAGACAATGATTTCATTGGAAGACCTGAACCTATTTACACATATGCTAACACAAAAAGAACAGGAACGCTATCTTGGAAGATTATTGTTGACCACCCATCAGTTGTAAACTTATTGGTTAACAGAGTGTTGGCTAACGAAGGGGATAGAGAAAGAGTTGATTCAATTATTAACTCATTCTATGCTGGTTGTAAGAAGTATGATTTGTATGAATTGGCGAGAGTGTATAACACTATACCAACTTCAGAATTATATACCTACCAACAAATATTAAACAACCCAAATGTTACAACAGAAGAGGTTTCTATTATTTCTAACAACACTAATAATGAAACACAAACTGTTACACAACCTGTTGAAAGTAATTTGAATAAGTATCAAAATTTGGGATTCTATTTTGATAATGACCAACCTGACCCAAAAACTCGTCAAGTTATTAGTAGTCAACCATTCCAAAACTTGGAGGCAACATACATGTCCCAACAACCTTTATACATTACTGAAAATGCTAAAAACGGACCTGTTGTCCAAACTGCAGTTTCAAATTTCTTTACAGATGTTATAGATGATAACTTTAAAGAATCACAAAACTTGTTAAAAGAAATTATTGATAATGTCGTAAACAAAAACCAAAGAGTAACCGTTACATTACAAGGAAGTGCATCTGCCGCAGCAAGTAAAGACTATAACATTCCACTGTCTGAAAGAAGAATTGATAGTGTTTTACAATATTTTAACACATTTACTTTCCAATCAGGTGAACAAACTCTAAGTATGAAAGAGTTAATTGATAGTGGTAAAATTATAGTTAAAGCGTTGGCCTATGGTGAAAGTGCTCAAAGCGTACAATTTAGAAGTTATAATAAAAATACGACTTCTGAAAACTATAATTGTACTGATGGTGATTTGACCGAAACACAAGATTTAACTGTAAGATGGTATGGTATTAAAGCCATGGCTTGTCGTGTGGTTAGAATTTCTGCGGTTAATGCTGAACCAATTGTTCAAGCACCTGTAGATGTAACTGCTGACCAAAACGCAGCTTTACAAGATAATGGTATTGTACCACAAGCTCAAAAACCACAAGCTCAAATTGATTTGTTACAACAAGTTAAATCAGGTATCAGTAAAAAAATATTAAGATATTTGTTATCTGAGTGTGATTATTTTGAAGTGTTGAAAGAAACAAATCCATTTGTTTTTGATTCTATTAAAGATAAAATAAAATATTTCTCACCGGCTTTCCATAGTACAACACCTGAAGGGTTAAACGCAAGATTAACATTCCTACAACAATGTACAAGACCTGGTGACACAATACCAACCATTGGGGCTAACGGAGAAAAGATTTATAACGATGCGATTAACACCGCATTTGGGGCACCACCGGTATTGGTTCTAAGAGTTGGGGATTTTTGGAATACTAAAGTTATTCCTACAGGATTAAGTATCAAGTATGAAAACTTTGACATGAACCCTGAAGGGATTGGTGTTCAACCAATGATTGCTGATGTTACACTTAACTTTAACTTTATCGGAGGACACGGATTGAAAAATCCTATAGAAAGATTACAAAACGCTCTTTCATTTAATTTCTATGCCAACACTGAAATCTATGATGAAAGGTCAACACCAACTGTTGATACTTCGGCATTAGACAAACAATTAGTCCAAGCCATTATTGACCAAACACCTGTTGTTGGAATTAACAATGTTTCTAATGTAAGTCAAACTGATTTTGGTAAGACAATTGGTGATATTACAACAAGAATACAAACTGATACTGCTGAAACGGGAACCACAAGTTATACCGTTTACATGGATAAATTAAAGGGACAAACACAAGAATACTATGATTCGGTTATTTCATTTATGAGTGAAACCGTATCTGAATACAATTGGGGTGTATATCAAGCAACGGTCGCTTCTATGAATTATAATGAAGGTAAGATGTTGGCCTTTAATACTGAAATTAATAGTCCTTTGTTTGGAAAACCGGCCCAATACCAAAAAAATGTTGACGAAGTGTTCACGTTATTGATTACGGATATTGAAACAAACCAAATTAGTTTTATCTCAAGTGGAGGTGCTAACGGTGCTTTACCATCAAGTTTACCGTTATTTAAAAAGAATTACGTAACATATGTTAATGAATTAAAAAGTGATTTCCAAAGTAAGTTGACTGAAAGAATACAGAGTTTAACTTCCTTACAACAAGACTTGGGATATTTGATTGACTGTTCAAATTTAGTGTCATCAGAAACTGATTCATATTTAATGACTAACGGACTTCCAAAAATATTTAACCTATCAGGAACTACAATTCAAACAGGTACAACACCGTCATTAACGGCAAATACTTATACCACTTTGATAAATGATTTTACAACTATTGGTAACTCTAACTCTCAATTCATAACTGACTTATCAGGTAGTTTTGGAAAAATTTCGACAACGGATGCTCAATATTTTAGTGGTAATTCCTTATATAATGTTAGATATATTGCCGGTGGAAACTTCTCAACCATAGACATTGGTAACGACCAAGCGTTTAACACTATTTCAAAAAAGAGAGAATACTTTGTAATGTGTCAAACTTTATTAAAAAACTTTGATGACTTTAGAAAAAAAGTTTTAAATGGAATTGAAGGAAAGGATAATTTATTTGTTAGAGAGTTTGAAAAATACTATTCAACAAATGCAACATCACTGAAGAATATTTATTCTAAAGAACAAGTTGCTGCAAATAGTCAAGTTACTGAGTTTCAAAACAAATATGGTATTAAGTATCAAAAGTTTACACCATACCCTGATAATGTGAAAAGACCATTCATATTTAGTACATTACCTGCTGCAACACAAACCCAAACAACTAACGCTAAAAATTTATATACAACGCAAAACGTTGATAATAATCAAAAAGTTTATAACTTAAAGAAGAAGTTTAACTAATGGCACTACAATACTACAACCGATATCAAAACTTCTTAATCAACGGTAAACAAACCGTTGTTCCTTATGTCACGTTGCCCTCAAAAACTTCGGACCAAAGATACATTTATAGAGTAGGTGTATCAAGATTGGATAAAATTTCACAAGAATATTATAATGCCCCATATTTTGGTTGGTTAATATTACAAGGAAATCCACAATTTGGTGGTTTAGAATGGAATATCTACGACGGTGCTATTTTAACTATACCATTTCCACTACTTGGTTCGTTACAAGACTATAAAA